AGTTTACCTTTGGGTCTAAAGAGATTCTTGCCAACCCTGAGTTTTGCGCTGATCCCAGCAAGGATGCGATGAAGATTAGGGAAAAGTTTGATGGGAGTATTGTTGGATGAAAACAGATGCTTGAGTATTGCTCGCTGTTGGTATATATTTGCTTACCAACAGCAAACAATAGGTAACATCATGAAATTTATTGATCTTACAGGGCAAAAATTTGGGCGTTTAATTGTTCAACGTCCAATTTTAGGCGGGAAAAGAATTATGTGGGAATGTTTGTGCTCTTGCGGAAACATTACACAAACATCTGGGCCTCGGCTTAAAAAAAGCGAAACTCGATCTTGTGGTTGCCTGCAAAAAGAACAGCAATCTATTCGTATTGCTTTATTAAACACGATACACGGCCACAACAAAAAGGGTTTTCAATCTTTAACTCATAAATCTTGGACTTCCATGCTTCATAGATGCAGGTGTTCCACATACACAGCATTTAAGTATTACGGAGGTCGAGGAATCAAAGTTTGTAAACGATGGGATGAGTTTAAAAACTTTTTAGAAGATATGGGGGAGCGCCCATCTAAAAATCATTCAATTGATCGCATTGACGTTGATGGCGATTATGAACCTGCAAATTGCAGATGGGCTACCAGATCGCAACAACAAAGGAATAAGCAGTGTCACAAGAAATGAAATTGCGCGATTATCAAACTCGCGCCATCGACGATCTATACCGCTGGTTTGAGGCATACGAGTCGGGCAATCCATGTCTGGTACTGCCCACTGGCTCAGGCAAGAGTCACATCATTGCCGCGATCTGCAAGCAGGCGGTGACTACCTGGCCCGAGACACGCATCTTGATGCTCACGCACGTTAAGGAGTTGATTGAGCAAAATGCCGAAAAGATGCGCCAGCACTGGCCGGACGCCCCGCTGGGCATCTACAGCGCTGGCATGGGCGTCAAAAAAATGGATCAAATCACGTTTGCCAGTATCCAGTCGGTGCGTTACTTGGCCGACCAGATTGGCTACATTGATATCGTCTTAATTGACGAGTGCCATACCGTATCGCACAAGCAAGAGGGAGGCTACCGCTGGCTCCTGAGTGATCTTAAAAAGATCAATCCATACTTGCGGGTTGTAGGGCTAACCGCTACGCCTTATCGCTTGGGCCACGGGCTGATCATTGAGGAGCCAGCACTGTTCTCGTCGCTAATCGAGCCGGTGACCATTGAGGAGCTGGTGTTCAAAAAGCACCTTGCCCCGCTGCGCTCAAAAGTAACCCAGTTCAAACTAGACGTTAAAGGCGTCGGCAAGAGCGGCGGCGAGTACATTGAAAGCCAGTTGCAGAAAGCGGTTAATAGCAAAAGCCAAAACCTGCGCGTGGTGCGCGAGGTCATTGCTTGGGCCGAGGATCGCAAGGCGTGGTTGTTTTTCTGCGCTGGAATTGACCATGCTATCGCCATCCGTGACGTATTGCGAGACGAGGGTATTGCCGCCGAATGTATCCTTGGGGAGACACCCAAGCAGGAGCGCGAGCAGATCATTGCGGATTACAAAGCAGGCAAGATTAAGGCGCTAACAAATGCCAACGTCCTGACCACTGGGTTTGATTACCCCAACATTGACTTAATTGCGATGCTGCGCCCCACAATGTCACCGGGCTTGTACGTACAAATGGCGGGTCGAGGAATGCGCCCCAAGGAGCATACAGATCACTGCATGGTGCTGGACTTTGCCGGTGTGGTTGAGGCGCATGGGCCGATCACTGCGGTGCAACCGCCCAAGAAGCCCGGTGAGGGCACTGGAGAAGCCCCAAGCAAACCTTGCCCAGAGTGCAACGAGATTTGCCACCTGTCAGTGCGCGAATGCCCTTCCTGCGGGTTTCAGTTTCCGGCGCCTGCCCAAAAGAAATTGCAACTGCGCGACATTGACATCATGGGCGAGAAGGGCAAGGAAATGGCCGTTACTAGCTGGACTTGGCGGCGGCACATTGGGCACAACAGCGGCAAACTTATGATCTCAACGACATATTACGGTGCATTGTCTGACCAGCCAGTAACCGAGTATTTCCCAGTGCTGCACGAGGGGTATGCCGGTGAGAAGGCAATCGGCCAGATATACAAGATCGCCCAACAAAATCACGTTAGCCTGGCTAAAGTGACTGATCTTGACCCAGAGAACGGGCTGGACTACATCGTGATCCAGATGAACTTAGGGAAACCCCCAACTAGCATTGAAATCAAGCGCGACGGAAAATTCAACCGAGTGATCAAAAGGATGTGGCGATGACCGAACACGAGGAGCAACGCAACTTTGTAAAGTGGTTCCGTCAGACCTACACCGGCGTGCGTATTTTTGCCATCCCCAACGGCGGCGCTAGATCGGCGTCTGTGGCGATGAAATTGAAGGTTGAGGGTGTGAGTGCTGGCGTGCCCGATCTCTTTATACCGGCGACGCTAACGTGGATTGAAATGAAACGTAAGACAGGAGGGGTGTTATTGAAAGAACAAAAAGATTGGATTGAATACTTGAGAGGATGTGGGCACAAAGTCATCGTCGCCAAAGGGTGCGATGACGCAATCAAACAACTTGAAGGATTGCCATGTTAAGAAAAAAAGATGAGGTTCCGTCTTGTTTTGAAAGTCGGGAGCAATTCAAACTATGGGTTGCTGCGGCCAGATCGCAGCACCCAACGCCGGGACATGAGTGGTGCGAGGATTGCACCAAGTCATACCAAGACAAGATGATTTGGGAAGGTCGCTGCGCTTACCCCGGCACCATCTTTATCAAAATGTCTGATGGTGCAGTTGAAGGGCGCAGGCCATTTTCCATCGTGAAAAAACTACGTCAGGAGGCGATGAGTGAAGCTCAAAACACTTGAGTATATTGCTCAATATGGCGAGGCGACGTATCCAATGCTGCGTAGCAATTGCGGTGCCCATGAAAATGAGGTACGCAAATTGTTTTTGAACGGCACGCTGGTGCGCCGCCAAGTCACCCCAGAACCCAACAGTAGCCGGGTTGTGTGGGCTTACCGTCTACCAGACCAACCGGAGGACTTGCCTACTTACCCAAAGCTGGAGCGCGATCCGATCTCCAACAGACCAGTGAAAAAGGCTAGGGTTCGGGTAAAAAAAGATCGGGTAGAACCTGATTATTCAGTTATTTTGAGGACACTAGGATGCTAACGATTCCATATCATTCCCGCGCCATACCTACAATTCGTAGGGGCGATCCGCGCTTTGTGTATGTTCCAGCCGCTTCGACAGATGTGACGCGGATTTGGCGTAAGTATGGGTGGGTGCCGAAATATGAAGTACGGAATCCTTGATGATGAAGGGAATGTAGTGCGGTGGGTCTGGGAAAAGCCTGACTACCCGCACATCGTGGTCAAAGTTAAGCGACAGCGTAAACCTAAATTTGATCCGGCTCAATATCCGGACGCATTGTTTTGAGGAGAGGAAAACATGAACGAACGAATTAAAGAACTGGCCCAACAATGTTGGGATAAAAGATTAGATGGAGTCCATTTTGATATTGAAATGTTTGCCGAGTTGATTGTGCGGGAGTGTTGCCCACAGCGTTTAGTTCAAGAACCGCCCCCACCCATGTCCAAAGGCCAAGCATGGTCAAAGTGGTGGTACGAGACCCGAGGCAAGCACATGGTCGCGGGCAGCGCTCACCCTATGGAATGGGCCATGTACGATGCCTTCAACTCAGGATGGGACGCCGCCAAACAAAATAGTGAGAAGGACTAATGCGCTGCGCTAAATGCTCGGGCAAGACTAAAATTGTCGACACCCGAAAGTGGCATGACCACCAACTTGGGTTCTATTGGACTGAGCGTAAGCACTTTTGCCGAACGTGCGATAACGTGTTTGTCACCATTGAACTGTTAAAAACCCTCTGGGATCAATACTTGGAAGCTAACCCATGACTGACTTTAATACCTGGCGGCACGAAAATTTGGTGCAATTTGCCACCGAAGCAATGCAACGCATGAAGTTTTTGCAAGATGAAGTTGAAGCACTAAACGCCGATATCAAAGCGGCAATCGCAGCGTATCGAGAGCTTAATAAGACGATACATCAATGAGTTGCCCTCGGAAGTCCAGCGTATCTTCGCTGTGCTTCCGAACCACCTCGGGCCACAATAA